ATATTGGCAGAGGCTCCATGTCAATGGCAAATCGGGAACGAAGCAATTCATTTAATACAATAAAATATTTTATATTAAATGCGACAACTTACTTGACAAACACCGCTACTTCATTACTGACGCTTGTGTTGTCGCATTCAGCAAGAGCTCGGCGGAGTTTAATGTCACCGTTTTCCATTCTAATAACGTATTGAGTTTGATGCCTTTTAATATATGTCGATGTCTCTCTAGAAAATCCATTCCGTTGAAGGGTTATAGACAGAGGATTGGTTGTTCCATATTCAACATATTCATACCAGTCATTTTGAAATGATTCAATATTATGAAATCGCTTATACTCTGATGAAAATCTTAAAAAGTAATTGGAAATGCTGAAGAGAACAACGTGCTCAATGACTTTTAACGTTTCTGAAATCACTATATTTCGGTGTTCAAGGGTATCATTATAATCTACATAATTGTAGCTATAATCTTTTACTCCTGATTCAGGATGGTTACGCTTATATTTAATTGCTTCGCGTATGATAAAACTTAACCCAGTTCCAGACATCCATTGCGACAAGATAACAGCATACCATCTTAACTTTCCGTGTCTTCCATTCTTTTTCTGACCAAGGGTTTGCTTTTCGTAGATTTCCCATTTGAAAATTTCACTAAGTTTTTCTAAAAAAGCCATTAAATCGGTGTAATCAATATTACCACTAGAATTGGGATTCGGATACCTTAGCCCTTTGGCAATGGCTGATGTCAGATTATGTACTTGGTCAAGGGAAATATTAATGTCATCATCGGGTTTTTCTTTTTTGTCTTTGAAGGCTTCAAGGATTCTTGTTTCTTTTTCTTTATCTAAAAAAGGAGCAAATTCTTTCTTTACTAAGCTGTCATTACCGCTGGTAATATCTCTTAATAGAATCATAGCAAATTTTCGCATGAGGGCGAACTGATCATAAGTTTGATTCTTTTGTTTAATAAATTCAATCTTACCCTCTAAAAGAGAGGCAACAATTTTTTTCTTTTGGGATTTTTTCAATTCTGTTACCAAGGATAAAAGTTGGTCAGGAACTTCGCTTTGAATGAGTTTTATGAATTTCTTCGCTTCTACATTTTCTTCTAAGCGGACAAGAAATACATTTCCAAAGAGGTTATATTCGATTCTTCCTACGCGACCAACAAGATTCTTAAAGTCTACAATGGTCATCTCTGGGCGACCGTTTTTATAATGGGTAATGAATAAATTATCCGCTGGGAGATTAACCCCTTCTACCAAAGTACTGGTGGAAAAGATTGTATGGATTAAACCGCTTCGATATAGCTCTTCAATACGCATACGGATGGCAGATGGCAAGTATCCAATGTGATAGGCAACACCTTTTGAAATAACATTTGCCAGATAATAGTCTCCATGAACCTCATTCATAATATCCTTTGCTAAAGTCAAAAGTTCTTCTTCAGCACGTTTAGGCTTACCTTTTGCAAATTCACAGGCATATCTGACAGCTTTGGCAATTGAATTACAGTAAATAATATTCTGGCGGCCTTTACCGATATGTGAGATTAATTTATTAAAAGTGACTTTTTCATTTAAAGATGAAAATTCCATGAATTCACCGCTATAGTTGTTAAACATTTGAACTTTTTGGGTTTGAAAATCAATAAAATACTTCATCTGGCTTACAGGAGTAAAAGTAGTTGTCAATTTCTGTTCAAACAAAGAATGGGCATCCGGTATTAGTTTAAGGTAAACTTCAGGATTAGGAATATTTGGTGAAGCAAAAATCATATGAGGTTTGTTCTCTCGCTGATTCAACATATCTACCACTTTATAGTAAAATGGGCTGCGACTGTCTTTGGATGAAATTTTATGTGCTTCATCAACAAATAAATAATCGATACCAATACTTGGATTACTAATCATCAAATAGAGCATTCGCTCTGGTGTTAAAACTAAAATGAAATTGTGATCCTCTTGTAGAGCCAAGGCGCCTGCAGAAGTAATTATCTTGTAATTGTGTTCAGCAAGCATTTCTTTAAGATCATTGATGATACTGCTAGATACCTCATTAATAAGTGCTTTAGTTGGAACTAGAATGGTAAAGTTTGCCTTTATCCCTTTCATAACCTGCTCTTTGATGAACATACGCATGATAAAGGATTTTCCCATTGATGTCGGGCCGGAATAGCTGAAGTATGAATCATCTAAACGGTCATAGACAGCCTTCTGAGAACGAAAGAATTGAGATTCAGGTGCAGCAGGAATACGCATATAGTCTTTACTGAATTCAGTATAAAACCGATCCATTAAAGTTCCATGCTTATGATTAGGGGCTACTAATGTCATACCTCTATAGTTACCGGTGCTTAATAGTACAGATTCTAAATAAAAATCAATAGTTGGATTTTCAGGATGGATGTTTTTTAGCAGTGCAACAATTTCCTGAGCCATGATTTTGTGTCTGTCAGAATTTATTGGGTCATTGGATTTAGATAAAATGTCAGCAAAACGCAATGCATCTTCAATATCAATAGACTTATTTCTATCAGTTCTAAGTCCAAATAGGTTCATTGAGTAGTTATGTAAGATATTATCATACAATTCATTTAAATAGAGGTTCTGGTCAATTTCACTAAATATGGCAGCACCTAATTTAACACCATCTATATTCTCCATCTTAATAACCTCCCCCTAGAACAGTATTCATAATGCTTTGTTTTTCATTATCAGCATCATTAAAAGGCAAAATATAAAAGTAAAATGAATGATTACCTAATTTTTCAGTATTTATTTTATTGGCAATATAAGCAACATGAGCTTTGATATCATCATCCATTTTTTTCGTAAATAATGTTCTAAATTCATCAGTTGAACGTTTATTTGGCTTAAGACCAAGTGAATAACCAAGAAATACACCGAACGCCTTATCTACTGGGGTGTTCTTTTTTTTGCTAGGAATAATGATATCTTTGAGAAAATCAGCAGTTTGAGGATCGTAAGTTTGAGAAAAGACGGTACTTTCAACAACTCGTAGCTCTTTAGGTACGTTATTTCTTATGGCAATAATATGGTCAAAAGCGTTATCAATGGCATTTTTAATATCACCGATGACATTCGATTTTCCAAATATCAGTTGATATGAAGGGCTAGCACCCATATTACCTAGAGGCAATAGATGAACACCACCGCCATTTTTAGTGTGCTGATTGCCAAATTGGGTCAATTCTATTTTGCTAAATAGCTTAGGTGCATTTAAGATTTGCTCTAAAAATACATAAAGCATGATGTCACCAAGTTCTTCACCCATCCAATCGGGATCCATATTACAAGCATTTTTAACCAGACCAATTGCTTTTGCGCCAACAACTTCAAGATCATCATCTAAGCGAAATTGGTCCATTTGAGCACGAGAAAAAACATAACGTCCTATATTTTTTAATAGAAAGTCGTGCAATGCATCAAATGAAAAAGTATTGTTTCGTATATCTAAATGGAACATTCGTAATTGATGGGGGTTGACGAGTCCCAAGGATTCCGAATGGTTAACTTCTGTAAAAATATTTTCAAATCCGGCTTCTTTTAATGTTTTGTTCAACTGATGCATTTGCACCACCTCCGTTCAATTGAGTGTTACTAAGATTCGGACTTTCCTTTTGTTTCTTTTCGACTGTCTGCTCCGCCAGAGCGAATCCAATTATCAACTTCTGATATTTTAAATTTCCAAAGTCTTCCTACTTTATATGCAGGCATATTCCTTGATGATATCCAGTTTAAAACAGTTTCTCTGCCAACACCTAAGTGTTCTTGAATTTCCTTTAAAGTTGACCATTTTTCTATGGCATTACTTTTATCCATTTTCACGCCTCCAATCTATTTTTATCTCAGTAAGAAACGGTAACGACAACTCTTAGTCGTGTTTCTTTATTTGGAAAGCATAAGTTGCCATCAATATCTTTCATTTCCCATAAAGCGTCATAGTCACCTTCAATCCCTCTGCTATTGAATTCAGCCGTTAAACATATTTCATCTCCAGGTTTAACTGTTGGTATTTTGATGATCTTGCTTTTGGCTTTGATTCTAATATCAGATTGATTGATACATTCAAGGTATCGATTCTCCCAAGTAACTTTTCCTGTATTTTTAACGGTCCATTGATGCTCAAAGTCTTTATAGATACTGAGAGTGTGCTTAACTTCTGGACTTTCATTAATGACACGAAACTCATCTTCGAAATAATACGGAGCATTGTTTGGGGCGTCAATATCAGAGGCTCTCAGAAGTCCAATATATTCAGAGGGAACAATATTATCTACTTCATCAGCGGCGTCTGACACGATGTTTTGAAATTGAGTGCACAAGGCTCTACAAAGCAATTCTTTGTCTTGCAGTTCATTTTTAGGTATATCAAAGTTTTCCATTATTTCTAGAAGAGTTTTATCTCCAATTCTTGTCTGAAAGAAATTCATAAGTTCTTCTATATCAATAGGCTTAGGAAAACTATCCTTCATATCTTGGGTCAGTGCTCTAGTGCCATTAAAGACTTTTCTCTGATACCCATCGGTCCCATAGGCAGGGTTTAATACAAAGAAATTACTACCTGCAGCATGAAAGAGAGCACCTATAAACTTAGCTTGGCTGGTAAGACCACTCAATTTCTTATATAGATTCTTTGAAAATTCGGAAAAATTCAATGTCAAATTCCCTCCCATAAAATAACTGATTTCTATTTGTACCACGTTTGTACCACATGTCCCATGCCTGTCTCTATTTTAAACAGGCCGAACTTGAGATAATTAATGTGTAAGAGATGTTATTAATTAGTGATAAACCTAAACAAGTAAACAAATATATTATATCACATTAATTAACAAATTTAATCTATTAAAACACAAAAATCATTACTAATAGTTATAAAACGACAAAAATCTATAGAAAGGAGGAAAAGCCAATGAGTGAAATAAGAAATCTTGATGGACGCTTGGTATGTCGAATTGACGAGAGTACAGGAACAGTAGAAATTAAAATAAAAGATTGTATAACATTAATAAGAGTAGATGCAAAAGGAAAAACAGAAATTATTAACTTAAAGAATACAGAAATATAAGAAATACAAGTAAATAAAATCCGTGAGACCGTGAGACGGCAGTGCGAAATACCTTTAAAGGTGTTCCACTGTCGTCTTTTGTCTTTCGGATAAATCGGCGGCTCTCGCGGATTTTAAAAATAAATTCCAAAGGAGTCAAGATTATGAGAAAAGAGATAATAATTGGAAAATTAGAAGTTCCAGTATCAGACGAAATTCACAAAGAATATTACAAGATGAAGCGCCGGGAGAGATATCTGGAACAAGACGTAAAGGTCGGCAGTAGCATTTTGGACCCTGAAACAGGTGCAGTAATTGGTTATAAGCCAAGCAAAGAAGACTCTCTTCAACGGTTGAAAGATGCGGGTAAAGAGTTTGCATCAAAAGAAAAGCTTGTTGAAGATGTCGTTGTTGACAATGCTATGCTTTTAATTCTTCAAGAAGCAATGAAAGAACTGAACAGGCAAGAGCAAGAGCTCGTTAACGACCTTTTCTATAAAGAGATGACGGTTAGGGCTGCTGCAGATAAAAGAAATATATCACACGTAGCTATCATAAAACAAAGAGACAAGGTTTTAGCGAAACTCAGAAAGTTTTTTTAAATTTTCTGGTTACCAAGAGGGGGTCCCCGTTGGTTAGTAAGTGAAGGGGATTATTCCTCTATCAAATAATACGAGGTAATTTATTGATGAACGAATTATTAAAAGTGGATTACAACAGAAACGAGCCTACAGTATCAGGTCGAGAATTACATGAGTTTCTAAAAGTTGAGACTAGATACAATGATTGGTTTAGAAGAATGTGTGAATATGGATTTTCAAAGAATACCGACTTTTACTCAATATTGAGTAAAACTAATGAATCTGGTGGAAGACCATCTACAGATCATCAACTAAGCATTCCAATGGCAAAAGAGCTATGCATGATCCAAAGAACAGAAAAAGGAAAACAAGCGCGTCAATACTTTATTGCTATTGAGAAAGCTTGGAATACTCCGGAGATGATTATGTCCAGGGCATTGAAGATGGCAGACATCACAATACAACAGCTAAGAAGAGAAAATTCACAACTTCTTGTATCCAATACCACTATGTTACCGAAAGCTGAGTACTTTGATGAGCTTGTTGACAGAAATCTTCTCACGAATTTCAGGGATACAGCAAAAGAATTAAAGATTAAAGAGAAGAAGTTCATACAGTTTCTACTTAATAAGAAGTATTTATATCGAGATAGGAAGAGTCATCTTAAACCCTATGCTGATAAGAATATAGGACTCTTTGAAATAAAAGAGACAAAGAACAAGAAAACCGGATGGGTAGGAACTCAAACCCTTATTACTCCTAAAGGAAGAGAAACTTTCAGACTTTTAATCAAAGGAATGTAGAAAAATTGAAATATCTGGTTACCAAACCACCCTTGCCGTTGGCTAATAAGTGAAGAGGTTAGTAGTCAAAGGAGGTGGCTTGGATATGATCCAAGAGAAAGGAGCAGACGAAATGAATGCGAACAAAGAAATCCAAGATGAAATGATTGGAGTTTTAACTGCCATAAGCATCGTATCTAAAAGACTGGCAAGTAGAATAATTGATCTTGGTAATGATCAGGATGATGAAAACAAAGAAGAAAAAGAAAGGAGCAAGTAAATGAAAGAAAAAGACAAACCTGCGTATGTATTCACCTCTGAATCTGTTACAGAGGGCCATCCAGATAAAATGTGCGATCAAATAGCAGATGGAATAATGGATGCCATTCTAAGAGAAGACCCGAAAGCAAGAACAGCAATTGAAGTAACTGCTGCAGATGGACTGATACATGTATTTGGAGAAACCAGCACAGAAAAGAGGATTGACTACAAGAAAGTTATAAAAGACATTATATACGACATCGGTTATCGAGCGGATGAGCTATCAACTGATGGTGAATTCTACAGAATGCTTATAACCATAAACAAGCAGTCACCGGATATAGCAATAGGTGTTGATAAGGAAGAAACTGGTGCCGGAGACCAAGGAATGATGTTTGGATATGCAACTGATGAAACAGATGAGTTGATGCCTCTGACGGCCATATTATCTCACAAGCTATGCAAAAGATTGGCTGAAGCTAGAAAAACAGGAGAACTTATCTATCTTAAACCGGATGGGAAAGCGCAAGTATCCCTGGGATATGGAAAGGATCATAAGCCTTTATCCATTGAAGCAGTAGTGGTGTCTACCCAACACACTGAAGACGTAGACATTAAAAAACTCAGGGAAGATGTGATGAAACATATAATCTTAAAGGTCATCCCGCAAGAGCTTATGACAAAAAACACGAAGGTGATGATCAACCCAACAGGAAGATTCGTACTAGGAGGTCCGGCTGCAGATTCAGGTTTAACCGGTAGAAAAATTATAGTTGATACATACGGAAGCAAAGGACGTCACGGCGGTGGAGCTTTTTCTGGGAAGGATCCAACAAAGGTAGATAGATCAGGAGCTTATCTTTCCAGATACATGGCAAAGAACATTGTGGCAGCAGGTCTGGCTAAGGAATGCGAAGTGCAGGTGTCTTACGCTATTGGGATATCCGAGCCGGTGTCCTTCAAGATAGACACCTTTGGAACCGGAAAACTACCTGATGAAGTTTTAACTGAGATTATCAAAACTCTTATTGATATGAGACCTGGAACCATCATAAAATCCTTTGGACTGAGAAGACCTATCTATAAACAGTTTGCAACCTATGGTCACTTTGGCAGAGAAAAGATGATCCTTGATGGTGAACTTAAGGATACACCCTGGGAGATGAAGGATTTGGTTCCAATTTTAAAAGAACTGACTACAGAATATTTAAAAAAGAAAGGAGTATCGAATAATGAGTAAAATAAAACTCGCATTAGAAGTTGTAAGCGATCTTAAATCCCTGGCTAAAAGCATTGAAATATTAGTTCAAGCTATGGAAACCAATGAATTTGTGAAGACAAATGAGGTCGCTGATGAAGGAGCTAAGAAAAAAGCAAAGACTAAAGAAAAAGCAAAAGAAATTAAAGAACCAGAAGAAAAACAACCGACTCTAGAAGAAGTCAGAGCTGCAATGGCAGATAAAAGCAGAGACGGACACAGGGAAGAGGTGAAAGCCATAATCACAAAATATGGTGCAAATAATCTATCTTCTCTAGAGCCTAAACATTACGCATCAGCATTAAAGGAAGTAGGAGAGATTAAATGAGTGGTTCATACAACACCCATTCTATCTACTCGGCATCGGGAGCCCACAGATGGATGAACTGTACTCCTTCAGCTCAATTAGAACAGCAGTTTCCCAATGAGACGAGCACCTATGCAGAAGAAGGAACAGCAGCCCATGATTTAGCTGAACACAAACTGAAGAAGGCACTAAAGATGAGGTCAAAAAAGCCGACAAGCCATTATCATTCCGATGAGATGGATGACATGACAGACCTTTACGTTGAGTACTGTTTAGAGCTAATTGAAAAATCAAAAGAAAATTGCAAGGATCTTCAGATTTTAATTGAGCAAAAGCTGGACTTTAGTGACTATGTACCAGAAGGCTATGGAACCGGGGATCTGGTGGTGGTAGGTAATGGAACCCTTCATGTGGTAGATCTGAAGTACGGAAGAGGAATTATCGTATCGGCAGAACAGAATCCTCAAATGATGCTTTATGCATTAGGAGCCTTATCACTATTTGACATGTTATATGAAATTGAAAAAGTATCCATGGCTATTGTTCAGCCTAGAGTAGACAATTTCTCAACATGGGAGATAACCGTAGAAGAACTTCTCAAATGGGCGGATGAAGAACTAAAGCCTAAAGCATTACTAGCCAGTACCGGCGGTGGAGAGTTCTGCGCCGGGGATCACTGCAGGTTTTGTAGAGCAAAGAACCAATGCAGGGCCAGGTCAGTCAAGAACCTAGAACTATTAAAATATGAGTTTCAAGACCCTGCACTTCTAACCGATGAAGAAATTGCTGAAATTATAGGTCTGGCAGATGAACTGGCTAAATGGGCAGGTGATATCTACACCTACGCTACAGCCCTAGCTATCAATGAAGGAAGAGAGTGGGATGGATTTAAACTGGTGGAAGGCAGAACCAGAAGAAAGTACATTGATGAAACAGAAGTTGCTGAAACTGCAAAGGAAGCAGGATATACAGACATCTTCAAACAAAGTCTCATCACCATCACCGAGATGGAGAAACTCATGGGCAAGAAGAAGTTTAAAGAAATACTTGGAAGCTTAGTTGAAAAGCCTAAAGGCAAACTGACTCTCGTATCTGAAACCGATAAGCGCCAAGCTGTGGAGGCAATTAAAAAAGAATTTAAAGTTGAAGAGTAAATAAAAAGTATTAGTTATCAAAGAAAACAAACTCAAAGTAACAAAATAAATCAAATTTTAGGAGGATTAAATCATGAGTAAAGAAACGAAAGTAGTAATACCGGGAAGATTAAGTTACGCAAACATTTGGGAGCCAAGAAGCATTAACGGAAGCGACCCGAAATATAGCGTTTCAGTCATTATTCCAAAGTCAGATAAAAAGACAGTAAATAAAGTACTTAAGGCTGTAGAAGCAGCCAAGCAGGAAGGGGCACCGAAGTTCGGCGGCAAGGTTCCTGCAAATCTTAAGACACCTCTTCGAGATGGAGACATAGACAGACCAGATGATCCAAACTACAAAGGTTGTTATTTTATCAATGCAAACTCGAAAGACGCACCTCAAGTGGTGGACGGAAAGGTTCAAACTATTCTTGATAGAAGCGAGGTTTACTCTGGGTGTTATGGAAAAGTCAGCATCAATCTATATGCATTTAATGTTAACGGAAATAGAGGAATCGCAGCAGGACTTGGAAATTTGCAAAAATTAAAAGATGGAGAGCCGCTAGGTGGAAAGAGCAGAGCTGAAGATGACTTTGAGATTGAAGAAGATGATGATTTTCTGGCTTAGTATTTTAAAGAAAAGAAAGGTGTAAAGCTATGAAGATAATTTCCATAGATATTGAAACCTTCTCTGATGTAGACCTCAGAAAGTGCGGTGTTTACCGTTACACAGACAGCCCGAACTTTGACATCTTGTTGTTATCTTACAGTATAGATGAAGGACCGGTAGAACTAGTTGATATTGCTAGTGGTGAAGAGATACCGGAAGAAATAATAGAAGCAATTCTCAGTAGTTATGTTATCAAAACAGCCTTCAATGCCAACTTTGAAAGGGTGGCTCTTATGAAATATCTAAGCAGACTACTTCAAAATGATATCTACCTTAACCCATCTTCATGGAGGTGCAGTGAGGTTCAGGCAGCAATGCTTGGACTTCCTCTCCACCTTGAGGGAGTGGCCAAGGTGCTAAGGCTGGATGCACAGAAGATGTCTGAAGGAAAACCTCTAATCAGATACTTCTGTATTCCCTGTAAGCCAACTGCAGCTAATGGCGGACGAAGCAGAAACCTTCCAGCGGATGCACCAAACAAATGGGAAATGTTCAAACAGTACAACATCAGAGACGTTGAAGTGGAACTTGAAATTAGAAAGAAGATTAAAGATTTTCCAATACCAAAATCAGAACAGATCCTTTATGAGCTGGACCAACGAATCAACGATAGAGGATTAAAAGCAGATATGGACTTTGTTATTCAGGCCATCTCCTGTGATAGACAGTTTACTGTAGCTGCAACAGAAAGAGCCTACGAACTCACAGGTCTTGAAAACCCAAATTCCGTATCACAGTTAAAAGACTGGTTGTCGGATCGCGGTGTTGAAGTTGAGAGCTTATCAAAGAAAAATGTGAAGGAGCTGGTGGATGAAACTGAAGGAGAAATAGAAGAAGCTCTGAAGTTAAGGCTTTTGATGGCTAAGACCAGTGTCAGAAAATATGAAGCCATAGATAGGGCAGTTTGTTTAGGTGGCAGAGTCCATGGGCTATTTCAGTTCTATGGGGCTAATCGTACAGGGAGGTGGGCCCGGCAGATTGGTTCAGTTTCAAAATATCCCTCAGAATCACCTTTTAGACTTAAAGCTTGCAAGAGAAATGGTTAAAGAAGGACGATTTGATGATATTCAGATGCTCTTTGGCAATACGCCCGGTGTCTTATCAGAACTTATAAGGACCGCCTTTATTCCTAAAGAAGGTCATAGGTTTATAGTAGCTGACTTTTCAGCCATAGAGGCAAGAGTACTGTCATGGCTGGCTAAAGAAAAGTGGAGGCTGGAAGTTTTCAAGTCTCACGGAAAAATCTATGAGGCTTCCGCGTCACAAATGTTTCATGTACCAATTGAGGAAATAACTAAAGGTAGTTCATTAAGACAGAAAGGTAAAATTTCAGAGCTGGCTTGCATTGCAGAAGGAGAACTTGTTTTAACAGATAAAGGACTAGTTCCAATTGAAGATATAACTATTAAACATAAATTGTGGGATGGAGAAGAATGGGTGAATCATGAAGGTGTGGTTTATAAAGGAAAGAAAGAAGTGATTGAATATGAAGGACTTAAAGCAACAAAAGATCATCTCGTGTGGGTTAAGGGGCAATCGAAGCCAGTACAATTTGGAGAAGCCGCCGCCAGCAGCTCACATCTCATACAAACAGGAAATGGTGGGAGAAAGATACGGTTGGGTGAGAATTATCAGCCCGGAGAAGAGATGGAACAAGAAATGGAATCATTGTCATGTACTGACCCAGTGTGTGGGATGCAAGAGAATTCAGTGGAGTCATCTTGGAAACCTGAGGACTGGAAAATCAAAGGGATGTCAAAGTTGTTCACAGCCAATGCAAATTCCAAGGTGGTTAGACCGACGATTAACTCAAGCAAAACAAAGATGTCAAAACCCAAACAATCCACAGTATCACAGATACGGAGAAAGAGGAATAGAGTTCAAATTCAACTCCATATTAGAAGCAGGACTTTGGATACTTGCCAATGTGGAGAATGTGAAAATAGAGTTGGAGATGGATCGAATCAACAACGAGGGTCACTACGAAGAAGGAAATATAAGATTTGTAGAAAGAAGTATAAATCAAGCCAATCGGAAATTAACACTCTTAACCAGATGGAATCAGGAATACTGGCCTTATGCGAGAAGCGTTGTATCAAGGAAACTAAGAGACGGTATGAACCGAGAACAAATCATAAAATCAGCAGAAGATGCAGTGATAAACAAAAGAAAGAACTGGCGATTAATAGAGGCAAGGTTAGAGTTTATGACATACGAAATGCCGGAAGACATAATCGTTTTACCGTATCGGGAAAACTAGTGCACAACTGCGGATACGGTGGTGGAGTTGGAGCCTTAAAGTCCATGGGTGCATTGGAAATGGGTGTCGAAGAACACGAACTTCAAGGTCTTATTGATAACTGGCGTAGAGCCAATCCCCACATTGTAAATTTCTGGTGGGAAGTTGACAAGGCAGCCATCAAGGCAGTGAAACAGAGAACCAGAACAAGAACCCACGGGATTATCTTCACATATAAAATGGGAATGCTGTTTGTAACCTTGCCTTCAGGAAGAGACCTGGTCTACGTAAAACCAAAGTTGATGTTAAACAAATTTGGAAGAGAAGGGCTTACCTACGAAGGAATCGGGACCAATAGAAAGTGGGAGAGAATTGAAACCTACGGACCAAAGATTGTAGAAAATATAGTACAGGCTGCATCCAGAGATTTACTAGCTGAAGCTATGATCAGACTTGACAAGACAGGATTTTCAATAGTTGGTCATGTACATGATGAGATTATATGCGAAGTGCCAATAGGAGAGTCCAGTGTAGAAGAAGTCTGCAGCATTATGAGTGAAAGTCCCAAGTGGTCAAAAGGACTGCCCCTGGATGCAGATGGATACGAATGTGAGTTCTATAAGAAGGATTAATACAAAGGAGGATACAGTGACGGCAAATCAATTTATAAAACATTTAAAACAATATAGAAACATACTACCAAGAAATACTATAAAGACATTAAAGGGACAGGCATTATCAGGAGATGTGCCGGGAGCTGCAAGAGGTTTAGAAAGAGTATTAAAAAGATTAGAACCTATGAGGGGTGTAGAAAATGAAATTTACAATATCAACAGGCAACAGTCGGAAAGATAAGTTTTTAAAAGAACAGACGGTGTCCTGGGAAGAGTTTTCTAAAAGACTCTCCCGAACTACCTTAACAAGTGAAACCCAAGAAGAATACAAAAAAATGAAGAAGTACCAGCAAGACAATGTAAAGGATGTTGGCGGTTTTGTAGCAGGACAATTAAAAGAAAGAAGAAGAACCAAGGACAGTGTAATTAACAGGTCTATGATAACCCTAGATATGGATCATGGAGATAATGCTCTATCAATAGCCGATAACTTGGAGATGCTTTATGGGTATGCAGCAGTAATCTACTCAACTCATAAACACACAAAAGAAAATCCAAGACTTAGACTTATCATCCCTTTATCAAGAACTGTTACAGCTGACGAGTATCAAGCAGTAAGCAGGATGATTGCTAAAGAAATAGGGATAGAGCTATTTGATGATACAACATACGAGCCTAACAGGCTTATGTACTGGCCAAGCACATCTAGTGATGGAGAATATTTTTTCAGGGAAATAAAGGGAGATTTTCTAAATCCTTACAGCATTTTAAAGATTTACGAGAACTGGCAGGATACATCATTATGGCCTGTGTCATCAAGACAAACTAAATTGTTAAATAGACTGATGAAAAAGCAGGCGGATCCTATAAGAAAAGGGGGATTAATTGGAGCATTTTGCAGGACCTATTCTATAGAAGAAGTCATTGAAGCTTTTCTTTCAGATATTTACCAACCAAGTGTGGTGCCTGAGCGCTACGACTACATACCGGCTGATTCTACAGCAGGAGTTGTAATCTACAACGGTAAATATGCATATTCTCATCACGCAACGGACCCGGCTTGTAATCAATTGTGTAATGCTTTTGACCTTGTAAGGATACACCGCTTTGGATACCTTGATGAAGAAAAAAACGAAGGCAAGCAGCTACTATCAGTAAAAGCTATGCTTGAGTTTTGTACAATGGATGAAAAGGTAAAAAAGCAACTGGCCAAAGAACGAGAAGAAGAGATAAAAGAGGAATTTGAAAAGGTAGAAGATATTCAATTAACCGATAACGAAGAAAAGGAAGAAGATCTAACCTGGCAGCTGGAACTTGAGCTTAACAAGAATGGTTCTGTAAAAGACACTCCAACAAATATTCTAACGATTATGAGACACGATCCTAGATTACAGTGCATTGCATACAACCAAATGAAATATTTAATAGATGTCAACGGACCTCTTCCTTGGGAGCAGGTGAAAGACGGATGGAACGATTCAGACCACTCCAACCTTAAGATGTATCTCGATAAGCATTACGGTATATGGTCACCTGCTAAAGTAAAAGACGCCTTGATAACAGCAGCTTCGGAGAGAGTGTTTCATCCAATCAAGGACTACATGGAAGGACTGCCTGTTTGGGACGGAAGGGAGAGAATGGATAGTCTTCTTATCGACTATCTAGGTGCAGAGGATAACAACTATACGAGAGCTGTCATACGTAAAACAATGGTGGCAGCAGTAGCCAGAATTTATGAGCCGGGAACTAAGTTTGACTATATCTTAGTACTCAATGGACCTCAAGGAATAGGTAAATCTACCTTCTTCGCCAAGCTAGCCGGACAGTGGTTTTCAGATAGTTTAACCGTATCTGACATGAGAGATAAATCAGGAGCAGAAAAGCTGCAAGGCTACTGGATATTGGAACTTGGAGAACTTGCCGGCTTAAGAAAAATGGATGTAGAAACTGTAAAGTCATTCATAACCAGAACAGATGATAAGTTCAGACAAAGCTACGGAATAAATGTTGAGAACCACCCAAGGCAGTGCATCATTGTAGGCAGTACCAATAACATCAGTGGTTTCTTAAGAGACATCACAGGAAACAGAAGATTCTGGCCAGTAAGAGTTGGTGATGGAAAGAAAAGCGTATGGGAAATGACAGACATTGATCAGATATGGGCTGAAGCTCTTCAGTATTATAGAAACGGTGAACCTTTAATATTATCCGCTGAAGAGGAAAAGATAGCCTTCGAAGAACAGCGAGATGCCATGGAGGCGGATGACAGAGAAGGGCTTATCGGGGATTACCTTGAAACCTTACTGCCAGATAATTGGGACAACATGGACCTTTATCAGAGAAGAAGTTACCTGGCAGGAGAGAGTGAATTTGGAACTACGGTACCTTTAGGTGCTGTGATAAGAGAAAAGGTATGTGTTCATGAAATTTGGTGTGAGTGTTTAGGGAAGGACAAGACAAATTTAAGAAGGCAAGACTCCTTCGAAATAATAGGAGTCTTAATGAGAATCGGTGGTTGGGAGACATATTCCGGAAACAAGCAAGGACAGACAAGATTTCCAATTTACGGTAATCAAAAGACTTTCTGCAGGGTGAAAGAGTAGCAACACATACTTTGAAGAGATATTAAGATTACAAATCCATCTAACATAATTACAACAAACTGAAATTAGTGAAATTAATAAAAAGATAATTACAAACTTAATTACACACTGAAAAACTGTAATTTAAAGGGGTTAAAGGTAATTAGTAATTATGTAATTAAAATAACTAATAGATTAATAATAATAAATATATACCTATATATAGATAATTACGTACATATACGCGCGTAAGAGTTTTTTACCCCTTAATTACAGAGATAATTACAGACTTAATTACAAAAATTAAGATGAGATGCAAAGAGCATTATTGAATTATAAGCTAAAGGTTTGATGACAAGTAAACTGATTATAAATATGAGAAGCAGATAAGTTTTAAACATTAGAAGAAATAGATAGAGGTGATAGAAGTGACAGAAAAAGAATTAGAGCAAAAGTTAGTAAGAGAAGTAAAAAAAAGAAATGGTAGAGCATATAAGTTTTTCTCCCCTGGAATAAACGGTGTGCCTGACAGATTGGTTCTTATGACTGGTGGCAAGATGGGCTTTGTTGAAGTAAAGGCACCGGGAAAGAAGATGAGACCAAATCAGATAAAGAGAAAAGGTGAGCTGGAAGGGCTAGGGTTTTTGGTTTATTGCCTAGACAATCCAGAAGATATAGGAGGTGTGTTGGATGGGATTGCCGGAAATAGTACTGCCTAAATCAAGAGTAACATACAACCCACATGAATATCAGACCCACTGCACAGAGTTTATTTTAGAAAAACCCGCGTCTTCACTTTTTTTAGACATGGGATTAGGAAAAAGTGTAATAACTCTAACCGCTCTGGTGGACCTGCTTCATGATCGCTTTGAGGTTTCAAAGGTTTTGGTGATTGCACCACTACGTGTAGCTAAGATTACATGGCTTGATGAGGTGCTTAAGTGGAAACACCTTAAGAATTTAAGATTAACTAGGGTTTTGGGAAGTGCAAAGGAAAGGACCATGGCTCTATATAAAAAGGCAGATATTTACACCATCAACAGAGAAAATGTTCCCTGGTTGGTAGACTTTTATAAAAACGACTGGCCCTTTGACATGGTGATTATAGATGAGCTTTCAAGTTTCAAATCACCATCTGCTAAAAGATTTAGGGCACTTAAAAAGGTAAGACACAAAATCAAAAGAATAGTAGGGTTAACCGGGACTCCAGCACCCAACGGTTTACTAGATATTTGGAGTCAGATATATCTTTTAGATGGTGGGAAGAGACTTGGCAGAACCTATAGTGGATATCGGGGCAGATACTTTCACCCGCAGAAATATGTGAATGGTGGGATACCGACGGACTATGCATTGAACGATGATGCTGAAGATAAAATATATGACAAGATTTCAGATATCTGTATCAGCATGAAAGCTCTTGAGTACCTGAAGATGCCAAAGATTATATTCAACAAAGTAGAAGTGGAGCTTTCCGAAAAAGAGATGAAGCTTTACAGAAAACTTGAAAGAGATTTACTGCTTCCTCTTGAAGACAGCGATGTGGATGCAGTCAATGCTGCAGTACTTTCAAACAAGCTTCTTCAGATGGCGGGAGGTACAGTCTACGATGAGTACAAAGATGTACACCAGATTCACAATAGAAAACTGGATGCTTTAGAAGATTTAGTAGAAGCAGCCAATGGGAAACCTGTTCTAATATATTACGGGTTTAAACATGAAAGAGATCGAATCAGAAAAAGATTTGATGTAGGAGAGATTAACACCTCTGAGGATATTGCCAAGTGGAACCTAGGAGAAATGAAGATAGCACTTTGTCATCCGGCATCAGCTGGCCACGGTCTGAACCTTCAAGAAGGAGGTTCAACCATAATCTGGTTTGGTATGACTTGGAGTCTTGAACTTTACCAACAGGCCAATGCCAGACTGTGGCGACAGGGTCAGAAACAAACAGTAGTAATTCATCACATATTAGCCAAGGATACCATTGATCATAGAGTAATGTTGGCACTGGATAATAAGGACACTGGTCAGAAAGCTTTAATTGAAGCAGTAAAGGCTAGAATAGAAAACTTAAAAATGGAGGATAAAAATGAGTGTAAATAAATATAACTCTGAAGGATATAATGACCCAACAGTTTATGAAGCTTTAACAAATATGGAAAAACAAGGAAAAAGATATAAGAAGATTGTATTCATCTGCAGTCCTTTTTCAGGAGACATAGAAACAAATACAATGAGAGCAAAAAGATACGGAAGATTTGCAGTTATTGAAAATGCAATACCAATAATACCCCATCTGATGTACCCTCAGTTTCTAGAAGAAGATGATCCGGATGAGAGAAGATTAGGTATTGAGATGGGGTTGGTGCTTATGAGCAAGTGTCAAGAAGTATGGGTTTTTGGTGACAGGATATCTTCGGGAATGGGAGAAGAAATTAAAAAGGCAAAGAAGTGGAACAAAAAGATTAGATTCTTTACAACGAAGTGTGAAGAGATAGGAGGTGTCTAAGTATGATAGATGATAAGATGTGCTTCGCTTACAGAGATGAAAAGTGTAAGATTTTAAAGTTAAAGAAGTGTAAAAGTGAGAGTTGTAGTTTCTTTAAAACAAAAACTCAAGCAGAAGAGGACCATAAGAAAGCCTTAAGAAGAATTAAAACATTAGACCCAGCAGTAAAGAGAAGTATTATGGAACTCTACTATGGAGGAAAGATGAGTCTATTAGATGAAGTGGAGGTGGGCTGATGAATGCAAAGGAGTATTTATCCCAGGCTATCTGGCTTGATCAGATGGTAGACAGTAAATTAGAACAGATGGAAACCCTTAAGTCTCTAGCCATGAAAGTTACAACAAGCTTTACTAAAGAGAAAATCTCTGGTGGCAACATCCAAAAGAATAAAATGGAAAGTATTATTGTGAAAGTATTAGATTTAGAAAATGAAATTAACAACGACATAGATAGATTAGTAGATTTAAAAAGAGAAATTCAAAACATTATTAATTCGATGGAGGACATTAACCAGCAGCTATTACTAGAGCTAAGATATCTTAGTGGAAAGGGCTGGGACGAGATAGCTGTTTCCATGGGATATGATCCTAGAACTGTCTACAGAATTCATGGAAAAGCATTAAAAGAATTCGAAAAAGTAAAAGATGTCAGTAAATGTCAGTGAATGTCAGTAGGTATGTGTGTTATAGTATATGGTGTAAAGGTATAGAAAAAATCCTAGAACACCATATGCTGTAGCATAAGCCTAAGCTATATCTAGACGATTCTTAGGAAACGCAGCATTCTTGGATTCAAGCTCTGGTTAATGAACTGGGGCTTTTTCTATGTCCTTTTTTAAGAGATTCATACTCCATATATTATTATAACAAAGGAAATACTATAAATGTAATTCTATAGTAAATAATTTACTTAATTTACTATAGACAAAAATATAATTACATGATATAGTAAATTCAAGAAAACAATAGTAAATATGGAGGTATTCAATATGGCAAAGTTAGAAATTAATATTGACGATACTACATTACTTGAAGCAGAGAAGATATTACATTCCTTAGGAATGAATACGGAAATGGCAATCAACATTTTTCTTAAACGAGTTACGTTAGAAAAAGGTATGCCGATGAAAATGGAAGCAGCTGAAGATTTTGAGGATTCTAGTGAGTCATCTGAGAAGGAATCACGTAGCAATAAAAGAATCACATCAGATATGGTTGAGGAAGTGTGGAACGCTTTCTTAAGATATCTTAAAGGTTCTGGTGAGATTAGTGACCTAAGCACAGAAATACACAAGAAAACCGGAATGAGTCGTGGTAGTGCATTGATTTATTTGAATATTCTTGCTAATCTTGAAAAGGGCGAACCCAATACCAGAGTGATGAAAATGAATGACTTAAAATACTATATGGGAAAGATCAAAAATGAACTTGGTGATAGTAAACACCAAAATGCACTTAACTCACTAAGAGCATCAGTTCCTTATTGGGAAGAAAAACTACAAGGAAATTTTGCACAGAAAGTTCAAACTTATTGCGATTCAGTTAAATAATATGTGTTACCGGTAGTTATCTCAGTTGAATTTAATAAACAATTCTTAAGAGGAATAAATCTTAGCAAATAAAACTCTAGTTTCGGCTAGGGTTTTTATATGTTGAAATCAAGGAGGTATACTTGATGCCTTGGAAACCAAAGAGCATCTGCAACTATCCTGGGTGTCAAGAGCTGACCCACGATAGATATTGCGAGAAGCATAAGAAAGAAATGATAAGAACTCAGAACGACAGGAGCTCAAGGATGTACACCTATCAGTGGAGAAAGTCCAGCAAGGAATTTTTAAAGAAGCATCCTCTCTGTGTTCACTGCAAGAGAGACGGAAGACTTACTCCAGCAACAGAGGTGGATCACATCAAAGCCCACGGTGGAAACAGTAAACTCTTCTGGAATAAAAACAACTGGCAAGCTTTATGTAAGAGTTGTCACTCCAAGAAGACTGTGGAAGAAGACGGAGGATTTGGAAACTCTACAAGGGGGTAGGGGGTATGCATCTCTACGTAAGCCTTGAAACGACAACGCGCCAGGGTCGTGTGTGAGAAATCGCGAAAATCGCAAGGGGGGGTATCTTTGAGCAATTTAAAATGAAATTTAAAGTTCAATAATTTCCTATAAACCCTATGAATACTAGGATATAGCGATTAATAAAATATAAGTATTTAAAGTAAAAATGAACTAATATAGCTTTAAAACTATAGGATTTCATATAGTTTTTCAGTATTTTAGCCTTATGACTCAAGTCTAGGGCTTTTTTTATGCAATGAAAGGAAGGAAATCTAATGAAACAGGAAATGATAGTAAGAAAAGTATCGATATCAGAAATCAATCCGGCAGAGTACAATCCAAGAAAAGATTTAAAGCCGGGGGATCCGACATATGAAAAGTTGAAAAGGTCCATGACTGAGTTTGGATATGTGGAACCTATCATATGGAATGAAGAGACAGGAAATATAGTGGGAGGCCATCAGCGATATAAGATCCTATTAGAAGAAGGACAAACAGAAGTAGAATGTGTTGTTGTTAAACTTTCTCCTGAAAGAGAAAAGGCATTAAACGTGGCTCTTAATAAAGTAACAGGAGACTGGGAGATTGAAGCTTTGGCAGATTTAATTAAAGGACTTGAAGCCCAGGATTTTGATGTTACCCTCACTGGATTTGATGCTGCGGAGATTGAAGACCTCTTCAGTCAGGTCCATGATAAGGATGTAACTGATGATGACTATGATGTTAATAAAGCATTAGAGGAAGCCGCATTCGTAAAGCCAGGAGATCTTTGGATGGTTGGAAGACATCGACTGCTTTGCGGGGATGCTACTAAGATTGAGGATGTAACTAGATTAATGGATGGAAAGAAAGCCAACCTTGTATTAACGGATCCTCCATATAATGTGGACTTTGAAAGCTCTAGTGGTCTTAAGATACAAAATGACAAGCAGGATAATGATACCTTTTATAAATTTTTAATAGCTGCCTTCAAAAATATGGCTGATCATACTGCTCCGGGAGGTTCAATATATGTATTCCATGCAGATACGGAAGGACTTAACTTTAGAAAGGCTTTCATAGAAGCAGGATTTCATTTAAGTGGTGTTTGCATTTGGAAGAAGAATTCTCTAGTTCTTGGAAGGAGTCCATACAACTGGATACACGAGCCTATACTATTTGGATGGCTTAGAGGAGCCAAGCATAAATGGTTTACTGGAAGATCGGAAACAACTGTGTGGAATTATGACAAGCCGAGAAAAAATGGAGAACATCCAACAATGAAACCAGTTCCTTTACTATGTTATCCTATAAAAAACTCATCTCAGGTTAATGGAATAGTAATGGATATTTTTGGTGGAAGTGGATCAACCCTTATTGCCTGTGAGCAGATAGATAGAATCTGTAATACCATGGAGATTGATCCTAAATATGCAACGGTTATAGTTAAGAGATATATAGAACAGGTTGGAACAGACAAAGATGTATATTTGATTCGTGATGGCGAAAAGATTCACATTAGTGATGTAGAGAAACCTGAAGAGATAGAAGAATCTTAGATAGTATACAGTATGTTTTCAATAAATGACTTGATATTTATCCCCTTTAGAGTGATATATGTATATAAGAAAAGAAACACACTCAAAACCAGAAAGGGGAAAAACCATGGAAAACAAGGAATTTTTAAAAAGCAGGTTCGGAATAGAAATAGAAATGACAGGAATTACAAGAAGAAAGGCTGCTAAGATAATAGGAGAACACTTAGACGGAGAAGTAAAGGAACTAAATGATTACTACGGAACCTTTAAAATCGAAGCACCGGATGGAAAAAGCTGGAAGATAATGTACGACGGAAGCATTTACACCCAGAAAAAATCTGGCGGTCAAAAGGTTTCAGCTTCAAAAGAATACAGTGTAGAATTGGTAAGTCCCATACTGACCTACGAAAAAGACATGAAGGACCTTCAAGAGATGGTGAGAAAACTAAGAAAGGCAGGAGCCTTTTCAGAAAAACAAAACTGCACCGGAATTCACATCCACTTAGACGGACTGGAACACACACCAAGATCCATAAGAAATTTCATGAACATCATCTACTCAAGAAACGACCTTTTATACGAAGCCTTGCAGATAGAACAAAGAAGAATGTACTACTGTAAAAAGATGGACAAGAATCTGGTTGAAAGAATGAATAAGATAAAACCAACCAGCTTTAGACAAATAGAAGATATATGGTACAAAGGCTACAGCAGCAGAAGAGAAAGACACTACCACGAAAGTAGATACCACTTTTTAAATCTTCACAGCTTTTTCAACGGATGCGGTACGGTAGAACTAAGAGGCTTTAACGGAACCCTTCACGCAGGAAAGATTAGAAGCTTTGTAGTCCTAGCCTTAGGGATGAACCACCAAGCCTTAACCCAAAAAAGCGCCAGCACCAAGAAGCCGCAGATTGATAACCCTAAGTTTTCCATGAGAACCTGGCTTAACAGAATCGGCTTTATCGGCGAAGAATTCAAGAACTGCAGAGAACACCTTTGCAAGCACCTTGATGGAAGTGCAGCCTGGAGATTTCGAAGGGCCGTATAGATAAAAACAAGCGGCAACTAAAGCCACGGAGGGGGAAACCCCTCTTAAGTCGGTAGAAGGGCTAGCCAATCAAGTTAAAAGCCCACACAAGGAAAGCTAAAGGGGTAAAACCGCCCTTCAAGAAAGGATAGAGTAAAGATGAAAGAAGAAAAGAGATTAAACATAGCTTACGGGTCAAATCTAAATCTAAAGCAGATGGCTATGAGATGTCCGACTGCAAAGGTACACGGTAAAGGAACTTTAAAAGGATATAGACTTCTGTTTAAAGGACAGGTGGATAATGCCTACTGCACAGTAGAAAAGAAAAACGACGGAAAGGTTCCTGTGATAGTTTGGGAGCTGCAACCGGAAGATGAAAGAGCCCTTGATTATTACGAAGGATATCCTAGATTTTATGACAAGAAAGATGTGAAGGTAACTCTTGAAAATGGTAAGACAATTACAGCCATGGCATACATAATGACGGACAAGGTATTAGACAGGATTAATTTGAATCTGCCAAGCAGAAGTTATCTTGATACTGTTATAGTAGGATATGAAGCTGCAGAATTTGATTTAGAATTTATTGATGAGGCTCTTGAAATAAGCAATAAAGCTATTCAAAAGTATCCACCGAAGTATATATAACCAGAAAAAAATATACATCATTTCTTAAAATTTCTCTTGCAATTATGTGCTTTTAGAGTGATATATAGTAGTACCAAAAGAATTTAAAAGCAAGGAGGAAAAGGAAAGGATGATAAAGAAAAAAGATAGATTCGAAAGCAAAAGAGGCAAGACTTACGAGATAGTAGGAAGATGGGGAAATGACTATGTACTTTCACCAGTTAAGGATGATGACGATAACTGCCTAGTCTACACCGCCGGAGAGATAGAAGAGTTTATCCAAGAAGGAGATTTCAAAAGACTTGGAGGGAGAAAGTAATGAGAGCTTAATTTGGAAGGAAAGTATGTAACTTAAAAGAGCTAAAACAACTTACCAATCAAGCAATAAAAGAAGGCAGAAAAGGTCAACCCTACACCATCATCAGAGAAGTGATTCTAAAAGACAAAGACTTTAAAGAATTTGCAAATGACTTTTTAAAAGACCAACCTTGGATATCCAAAGGAGATGGAGGTATCAATGATAATGGCCAGGTTCGATGCATACGGGTTACCAACATAGAAACTGATGAGAAGGTTTTGGTAAATTCAGAAGGCTACAATTATCCACGGTACACAGGTTTGGAAGTAGGATAGAGGTGGATGAAATGGATAGAAAAGAAATAATTAAAAAACTCGGAGAGAATTTAGGAGTAGAACCTAAGTATTTAGGAGTTCCTACCTTTAACTATGAGATTAAAACAGATAAAGAAGTGTATACCATTGACAGGTTTGGAATTATCAGTAAAAGCAATGGTGAAACTATAACAGCAGATGAAATATTACATCAGTCAGAAATTGAAAAGAATCTACATCAAGATTTAGACAGTATCCAAGTGAAAATAGAATTTGAAGATCATACAGCTACCAGTTTAAAGAATATCATAAACATGCTTTACAGCAAGCAGGGCTTAATCATGATGTCCTTCCAAACAGAAGAACATTTCATGGATGATAATTTTGCTGAGGAGTTAAACAAAGAAGATATTAATGATTTGGAAGAATTAAAAGCATCCATTGAAAAACTCGGAAGAGCTAGATGTACAGGATTAAAGATTGACTTTGAACAGGAAACCCTTATTTTCTATCTTCACGTCTCAAGCTTAAGTCCTGAAAGAGCAAAAGCCTTTAAAGACTTATGTGTTCTTATTTCAGAATATTCCAAGACCTTGAACAGAGCTTCTTTTAAGCAGGCCCAAGATGACAATCCAAAGTATGCTCTTAGAACCTGGCTTATTAGAATTGGTATGAAGGGTACGGAGTATAAGGAAAGTAGAAGGGCACTCCTTAAGCACCTAAAAGGTAGCAGTGCTTTTAGAAAGGCCGGTGATAAAGATGAAGCCTAAGTGTAAACTCATAGGAGAAGACGGCAACATCTTTAATCTTATGGGAATTGTATCAAGGACGCTAAAAAAAGCTGGACAACAAGAAAAGGCAGATGAGATGACAAAGCGAATTCCTAAAGAAGCTGAAAGTTATGATGAGGCATTAGCAATCTTGATGGAATATGTAGATGTTGAGTAGGAGGATTAAATGGATAAGTTTTTAAATCAGAAATACTGTGATAGGTGTGGTGGAAGCTTAAAAGGCGGACGTATCATGTCTATGTTTAACGAAGAGTGCCTATGCATGAGCTGTAAAGAAAAAGAAACCAAAGACCCTAATTACAAAAAGGCTGTTGAAGCAGAACAAGAAGAGATTCGAAAAGGGAACTTTAATTATAAAGGAATCCGTGGAAAGCAATCTAGAGATTGAAAAGTTATATGCATAAAAAAGAGATAAAATTATGTAGATAAAATTCTTTTTATGCAGAAAATATTACTGGATATATTCTCTCTTTAGATTTAATATGTACATACCAAAAGAAGAGGAGAATAAAACCATGGATAAAAAAATAGAAAAGAAACTTGAAGAAATAGCGAAAGAAGAACTCTTTATAGAAACTCTTAAGACAAGAAATTCAGATGGCTTTGATTTTTACGACGTTTCTGTATGGGGAGTAAAGAAAGCTCTGGAGCTAGCATTTGAACTTGGAAGAGCAGAAGGTAGGAAAGAAAAATAATATTTAACCTTTCAAACTTTCTATATAAAGAATATGAACTATAAGAGTTGTAAGTTGTTTTTATCTAAATATAAATTAGTTTTTACAACTCCAAGTTTATTTTTTATAGCTGTTCTAAGATAAATTTCACGATCATCTTTTCCGGTTAGTACGTAACCGCTGAAAAGAAGTAGCTTTTGAGTTTCATCAATATCGAGATTCATAGCCAAACAAAGCTTTAAAATATAATTCATAGAAATATTATCTATGTTATTCTTTTTATTTAATATCTTATTTAAAGTTGTATAATTAACATTAGCTCTTTCAGATAGCTCCTTTTGACTTAAGCCGGATTCTGAGAATAGTTTAATTAACAGGTTATGAAAAGAATCCTTGTTTTTAAATTTTTCAGCATATAATTCTATGTATTCAACAAGTCTTTCAATAAATCTTTGGTCCTGCATATATTTATATGCTTCTCTCATATTAACTTGATCGTATTCAACACCTTCGGTAGGTTTAATTTGAAACATAGGAGGATAAAAAACAAAATCTTCCATTACACCATTAGAGTTTTCAAGAAATTTATTTTCATATTTTTTCAAGGTCTCTTTTAATTTTGTGAGTTCAGTTTTTATATTTTTCTTGTAATATTTTCTGTAAGCATTAAAAAAATATAAGTCTTTATAAGTTAATTTAATATCTTCTTCATTTGTTTCACTTAATTGCAAATTAAAACTTAACTGATTGTCTTTAGATTCAGCGATATTAGGGTCTTCTTTTTTATTCATAGCTATTAGCCTCCCAGACCAACTATTTTTATATATTTATTATATAATATAAATAGAGATATTAGAAATAAAGGAGGTTTTTAAATGTAAATAATTTCAAAAGATATACCTGTAAATAGAAAAGTGGAAATTAAAAGATGAAAAGTAAAGGTGAAAAAAATGAAAAAAGTATTGAGAATTATAAGTATGGTTATAGGATACATTTTATTAGTAACGGGACTTGGGGGACTATTATTAACATTATCAGCTATAGGTGGAGATTTATATGCAGCAGTTCTTGGAATTCCATTAGGATTATTGCTTAGATATTTATCTTTACTCAATAAAGAGTTAAATATTAGAATATTATCTCTAGTTAGAGATGTGTCTATAATATCTATTTATTGGACCGGTTCTGTAGTTTTTATGATTATGAATGTTCCAAGATTAACTGAAAATGCTATGATTAGATTAGTTATATTAGCTGCAAGTGTTGTTGCTCTGATATTTAGTTTGAAAAAATTGAGAGATAAAAAAATTATATCATCAAAAAAAATAAAATAAAAATAAAATTTTAATTTAAAGTCTGATAATTAATCAGGCTTTTTTCTTTGCAAAAAAGGAGGTGAAAGTTATGGCTGGTAGGGGAAGACCACCAAAACCGACAGCAGTTAAAGAGCTTGAAGGTAACCCTGGTAAGAGACCATTAAATAAAAATGAACCTAAACCAAAACAAAAAGCACCAAAGTGCCCGTCATGGCTTGAGCCGGATGCCAAGAAGGAATGGAGAAGGCTGTCAAAAGAACTGGAAGCTATGGGACTTTTGACTAGAGTCGATATGGCTGCCTTTGCAGGATACTGTCAGGCTTATGCCAGATGGAAAGAGGCTGAAGAATTTATCTCAAAGCACGGGTCCATATTAAAGACTTCTTCAGGATATATTCAGCAGATCCCTCAGGTTTCCATTGCCCAGCAGAACCTAAAACAGATGAGAAATTTCTGCTCAGAGCTGGGACTCAGTCCATCGGCAAGAAGCAGACTTAATATAAACAATTCAGGAAACACTATAGAAGGGGACGCAATGGAAAGTCTTCTTTTAAATGTTCCAAAGGCAGAAGATATTTTAAATAAAAGTGATAATTAAAGGAGGAATACCCTATGCCTTTTAGTGAAGCTCATGCTAATCACGCCATAAATTTCATAGAACAACTGAAGCTGACCAAAGGTAGATGGGCTGGTCAGCCTTTTAAATTGCTTCCCTGGGAAAAGGACCTGGTTAAGAAGTTATTTGGAACTTTAAGAGAAGATGGAACAAGACAGTATAGAACTGCTTATGTAGAGATAGGTAAGAAAAATGGAAAAAGTGAGCTCGGAGCAGCCATTGCCCTATACATGCTTTTAGCTGATGGTGAACCTAATGCAGAAGTTTATGTGGCAGCTTGTGACAGACAGCAGGCCAGTATAATCTTTAATACAAGCGTTAACTTTGTAGAAGGAAATCCTACCTTAACAAAAGTAACCAATCTGGTAAGGTCTACAAAACGAATTGTTTATCCAAAGACAGGAAGTTTCTATCAAGTCCTAAGTTCCGATGTTAAATCAAAATCCGGAATCAATGCATCCTGCGTTATCTTAGATGAAATTTGGACCTATCCTAATCCGGACCTTGCTAAGATGCTGACCACCGGCTCAGGAGATGCCAGAACCCAGCCCTTGTTTTTGTATCTAACCACTGCTGGAAACCAACTCTCCGGTTACGGTTGGGAGATGCATCAGAAGGCTAAAAATATTTTAGAAGGTAAAAGAATCAATCCTACATTTCTATCCATCATCTACGGACTGGATGATGATGCTGATATTGAAAATGAAAAGAACTGGCGAAAGGCCAACCCAAGCCTCGGCCATACCATTACTATAGAAAGAGTAAGGGAACACTATAATCAAGTTAAAGATGATCCGGCAGATCTTGCTCTATTTAAACAACTACGACTGAACATGTGGTTGAAGCAGGAAATCAAATGGATGCCTATGGACAAGTGGGATCTTTGCAATTACCCAGTAGACCCAGAAGAGCTTAAAGGAAGAGTTTGCTACGGAGGTCTGGACCTATCCTCAACCAGCGATATCACGGCTTTTGTCTTGGTTTTCCCACCTTTAGAGGAAGGAGGCAGGTATCAGGTCCTTCCATACTTCTGGTTGCCTGAGGAGACACTACACCAGAGAGTAAAAAAAGACGGAGTTCCATACGATATCTGGCACAGACAGGGACTTTTAAATGTTACTGAAGGTAATGTGGTCCACTACGGATTTATCGAGAAGTTTATCGAAAACCTGGGAGAGAAGTACAACATAAGGGAAATTGTCTATGATAGGTGGGGAGCAACACAGATGAGTCAAAACTTAGAAGGTATGGGCTTTACAGTAGTGCCCTTCGGTCAGGGTTTTAAGGATATGTCACCGCCTACAAAGGATTTAATGAGATTAATTCTAAGTAAGCAGATTGCTCATGGAGGACATCCCGTTCTTAGGTGGATGGCAGACAACATAGTGGTTCGAAGAGACCCGGCAGGAAACATAAAAGTAGACAAAGAAAAATCCTCAGAAAAGATTGATGGAATAGTGGCTATGATTATGGGTCTTGCAAGGGCTGCAGTAAATCCACCGGAGGATGATGGATCTATTTATGATAAGAGAGATATGATAGTATTATAAATGCTCAAATACAAAATTCACATTCCTTATTAATATGACAAATAATATCTGATGTTATATAATAGTGGCAAAAGTAAGGAAGGTGGATTAGATGGGATTATTTGACTTATTGAAAAAGAAAGGTAAATCAAAAGTAAAAGAATTAGTATCAACTTCAAACAGTTTAGATATAGTTAAATACTCTATACACGAGGATATTAAAAATTTGCTTTGGTTTAAAAACGGACCAAGAAAAAACTTTGAAAGTAAAAAAAATATTAACAGTGAAAAATTTAATGCCGGAGGATATGAATTTACCATTGAATTTTCTATGAGTACAGACATTGAGCCTAGTCTTATAGATACTAATTTAACCATATCGGAATTAAATAGTAGTAGTAAGGTTAAAAAACTACCATATTATCCATCTTATGAAGGAATCGATCCTGAGCAAAGAGGAGCATACTTAAAATTCTTATCAAATCCTTACAATAAACATTTTGAGATTGGATATGTATTCTTACTATATTATGGATTAGAAAGATTTTTATTAACTGATAAATTTGTAGAAGCATTTGAAGTAATATTAAAGTTGCGAGATGTTCATGAAAATTCATCTTTTCAGTCATATTCTGGTAATGCATTAGTTTTATCTTGCTTATATCACCAGAGACCAGATATGATGTTGAAATTTATTAAATCTCTTGATAAAGATTATGAATTGAATTTCTCTGACAACTTATTCTTGTTAAGTGCTTATAGCTTTGATATTCCTATTTATTCAAAGGATATAACAAGACTTGCAAAAACTTTTGAATTTACTAATAATAATTATATTAAAAAGTATCCAAATTTGTTTGATGAGACTATGAATGAAATACTTTCTGATGAATTTGGTGATAATAGCATTAAAATAAGTGATTTACTGAGCGAAAAAGAATTCAAGAAACTTAGAAATGAAAATATACCAATGTTTGCAAATATATCAATTTCAGATAAAAAAATTAAAACACCTTTAATTTCTGAATCATTTAAGCTTAAGAAAACATTCAATGATATTTTAATAAAAACTCATGAAACAGTAAAAGAAAAACTAGTAGAGCTTAGGAAGAAAGGAAAAGCTCCAGAAGTTAAGAAAAATAAAAAAGCAACTAAAAAAGAAGTTTTAGTTTTTGACGAAAAAGAAGAAAAAAGACTTTTAAAGGATCTTAAAAAGAATTTCAATGATCCTTTTAGTAGACATTATACCTATATAGAGCTGCAAAAATTTTATTATAAATATAGAAAAATAGATGATAAGTATGTAGATGAATGCATCAAATACTGCGAAGATGATCTTAAAACACTAAATGATTTTCAACAAGCATATATGGATACAGAGTTAAAAAGACTAAAACAATCTTCAAAGTATCTTTCTAAGAAGGAAATAAAAGAAGAAAAAGAAAATATTTACAAAGGATATCCAGTAACCATACCAGCATTTAAAAGACTAGCAATAATTCATGAAAAGAATAAAGATTATGAAAAAGCAATCTCCGTATGTGAAAAAGCTATAGTTTATTACAATAATGCTGGAGTAGACAATAGCGAGTTTATTAAAAGAAAAGAAAAATTAGAAAGTAAGATTTAGTTTAAAAAGCAACTGAGAATTTTGGATTTAGAAAAAATAATAAGCAGGTAAGAAATTAAATAATAAGATTAGAGCACTCATGAAAATGTGTGCTTTTATTATGCAAATTTTGGAGGTATAAACTTATGGCAAATTTATTTAAATGGCTTTTCAAGGCAAGGGCAGAACCGACAGATAGTGTCAGCAGCGCTCCTGTCTTTTACATGGGACAAAGCATATCAGGGAAAATTGTAAACGAAAGAAGTTCCATGCAAACTACTGCCGTATTTGCCTGTGTGAGAATCATAGCAGAGACGGTAGCATCTTTACCTCTTCATACTTATCAGTACAAAGGTGACGGAAAGGAAAAGATGTATGCTCATCCTCTATATAAGTTGCTCCACGATGAGCCTAATCCGGAGATGACTTCCTTTACCTTAAGGGAAACTATGATGACTCATATTCTCCTTTGGGGTAATTCCTACTGCCAGATCATTCGAAACGGAAAAGGAGAAGTTATGCATCTATATCCACTGCTTCCGGATAGGATGACGGTGGATAGAGACAAGAATGGCAATCTATACTATGCCTACAATAAAGATAGAGCAACCCACTATTTAGGTCCTGAAGATATTCTTCATATTCCGGGACTGGGGTTTGACGGGGTGATGGGATATTCACCGGTGGCTCTTGCGAAAAATGCAATAGGACTAAATATTGCAGCTGAAGAATACGGAGGAAGGTTCTTCGCCAACAACGCAACACCAAGTGGTATTTTATCAACTGCTGGTACTATTAAAGATCCTACTAAGGTAAGAGATGCTTGGCAGACAGCTTATGGAGGAAGCAGCAACAGCAATAGAGTTGCAGTCCTTGAAGACGGCCTGCAGTATCAGCCCATAAGCATGCCAAACTCCGATGCTCAGTTTTTAGAAACAAGGAAGTTTCAGATTGAAGAGATCTGTAGAATCTTTCAAGTTCCTCCTCATATGGTGGCGGATCTCAGCAAGAGTTCATTCAGCAACATAGAGAATCAATCCATAAGTTTTGTGGTTCATACTATAAGACCATGGCTGGTAAGATTAGAACAAGCTATGAACAAAAGGCTCTTTCTTGAAAAAGAAAAAGGTCAGTGCTTTGTGTCCTTTAATGCATCAGCACTAATGCGGGGAGACTACAAATCAAGAATGGATGGTTACTCCATCGGTATTCAGAACGGATTCTTTTCAGTCAATGATGTAAGAAGGATGGAGAATATGGATCCTATTTCTGAAAAAGATGGTGGAGATCTATATCTTATCAACGGAAACATGCTACCTCTTAAGATGGCCGGGGCTTATGCAAAGAAGGCAATGGGTGAAGGTGGTGAGAAGCCTGAAGAATAAATGTATAATTGGAATATTTTAAAAATTTAATACTAAGTAACAACAGCATTTCTCAAAAAGGGAAGTGCTTTTTTTATGCCAAAAAAGGAGGTAGATTTAATGGATAAATTTTGGCGCTGGGTGGTGAATGAAGCTGAAGAGTCAACTGTAAGAACCCTGCACCTTGAAGGATATATTGCAGAGTCATCTTGGTTTGATGACGATATCACCCCTAAACAGTTTAAGACAGAGCTTTATGACAGTGGTCCTGAAAATGAGGACATAGTTGTAAAGATACACTCGCCGGGAGGAGACACCTTTGCCGCAGCACAGATTTACAACATGCTTAAAGAGTATCCAGGAAATATCAGTGTTCATATTGACGGTCTTGCAGCTAGTGCGGCTTCTGTAATTGCAATGGCGGGAGATGAGGTATGTGTTTCTCCTTTATCAGTAATTATGATTCATAATCCAGCCATGCTAATTGCCGGAGAGGTGGCGGATCTTCAGGTGGGAATTAATCTCTTAAGCGAAGTAAAAGAAAGTATCATCAATGCTTATCAAACAAAGACGGGACAATCCAGAGCGAAAATCTCACACATGATGGATGCTGAAACTTGGATGAGTGCCCACAAGGCTATTGAACTTAATTTTGCCGACAAAATTTTATACGAATCAGAACCGGCAGATGAAATGGCTGAAGGCTTTATTTTTGACCAGATGACTGTAACCAATGCACTGAGAAACAAACTCCCCGGAATCCAGGCCAGGATGAAGTATCTAAAGGCAAATGAAGATGAAACAAAGGATCCGGAAAAGAGTATGGCATCTGAACCACAGGTTAAAGAATCAAAGGAAGAAACACCAGAAGAAACAAAACTAATCCCTATCGCCCAGCTTGAAAGAAGGCTGGAGCTGATTAAAAATTGGAGGTAATGAATATGAGTAAAATTCAAGAACTAAGAGAACAACGGGCTAAGGTTTGGGAGCAGGCTAAGATATTCCTAGATGAACATCGTCAGGAGAACGGTCTGATCAAACCAGAAGACAATGCAGTATACGAAAAGATGGAAGATGAAGTGGTTAACCTAGGCAATGAAATTGAGCGCCTTGAGAGACAGGAGGCTATGGACAGAGAATTTTCAGCAGCCATAAGCAAACCTCTTGCTTCAAGACCTGAGAAGATGACTGAAGAAAAAACTGGAAGAGCATCTGATTCATATAAAAATGCTTTCTGGGGTGCTATGAGAAACAAGATGAATCCATCGGTACAAAACGCACTGCAGATTGGCACAGATTCAGAAGGCGGATTTTTAGTGCCGGATGAGTATGAACATCAACTTATAAAGGCTCTTCAAGAAGCCAACGTCCTAAGAAATATGTGCAACGTTATTACTACCAGCTACGGAGACAGAAAAATTCCTGTAGTAGCAAGTCAAGGATCAGCGGCATGGATGGATGAAGAAGCAGCTTTTACTGAAAGTGATGATGCATTCACTCAGGTAACCTTATCTGCATATAAGCTGGGGACTATGCTTAAAGTTTCTGATGAGCTTCTAAACGACAGCTACTTTGATTTAGAAGCATATATAGCAGCAGAGTTTGCTAGAAGAATTGGTGCTGCTGAAGAGGAGGCCTTTCTTACAGGAAACGGTACAGCAAAGCCGACAGGACTATTGAATGCCACCGGTGGAGCCGGATTAGGAGTTACTGCTGCGGGAACTACTGCTATATTAATTGATGAGGTACTTGATCTTTACCACAGCCTTAAGTCCTCTTACAGGAAAAATGCATCTTTTCTTGTGAACGACGATACCATTAAAAAGCTTAGAAAACTTAAAGACGGTCAGGGACAGTATCTGTGGCAGCCTTCTCTTACTTCGGGAACGCCTGACACTATTTTAAATAGACCGGTAGTAACTTCACAGTACATGCCGACAGCTGCTGCCGGAGAGAAATCCATTGTCTTTGGAGACTTTAAATACTACTGGATTGCAGATCGTCAGGGTAGAACCTTTAAACGCTTGAACGAACTTTATGCAGCCAACGGTCAGGTAGGATTCTTGGCATCTCAAAGACTTGACGGAAAACTGATTCTTACAGAAGCAATAAAGGTTCTTCAACAGAAAGCTTAGTAAAATCTACAGGGAGGTAGTCAACAGGATGCCTTTCTTTAATTTTTATAAGGAGGAAAAACTATGGGATACAATACTAAAAACTATACCCAACAGGGCGGCGATAAAACTGTAATCGGCGGTGAACTTGAAGTAGCAGCTGAAGGCAAAATAACCTTTAATGGAACAGAATTAAAACCTGCTGCAGTTCAAGTAGAAAGCACTGCAGTAGATGTAGCGGCTCTAGTTACGGATTTTAATTCTTTGCTCATCAAACTAAAAGCTGCCGGATTGATGGAAAGCGTGTGATAAACAATGGCACTTATTGATAAGGTAAAAGCAAATCTAATCCTTGACCACTTGGAAGATGATGCTCTTGTTGAAGGATATATTGCCGCCGCTGTAAGCTACGCGGAAGGTTTTCAGCACCTTGGGAAGGACTACTATCAGTTAAACACCATGTCACCGACCACAGAACAGGGAGTTGTCATGCTTGCTTCTCACTTTTATGAAAGTAGAGACGGATCAACAGGAGGGTTTTTCAACGACGATGTCAGAGCTTCGGAACAGGTGTGGAAGACGGTTCATTTGCTTCTTCGAATGGGAAAGGAGTGGCAGGTTTGATGAAAAGACTGTGGATAAAGAATAGAAGAAAACATCAGAAAAGATGCTACCGAAAAGGCAGAAGAAGAAACAGGAACAGTGGATATGATGAGAAACTGTTAAAGGCAGGTGACGGCGATGAGCTTTGGGAAGATGAACACCATAATAGACATAATAGACACGGTATCGGCAAAAGACGATGAAGGATTTTCTTCCAAGGGAGAAGAGGTGATCGCCAGTGTTAGGGCATATAAAGAAGAACAGCACGGTTCTAGAAAGTGGGCTAATATGGCTGCCTATACCAAAGCCAATGCCACATTTCAACTGAGAAAGATTCCTGGGATTTCCATTGAACCGGGTATGCTTGTAAGATGCGGCGCTGTAGAATACAAGATAATTAGTGTGGAAATCATCAGAGGAATATATATAGAAATAGCAGCAGAAAAGATTGAAGCTGCCAAGGACTAGGAGGTGATTTCATGGTCAGATCAAGCTACAAAATGCCGGAAGACTTTCTTTTAAAAGTTTCAACTTTAGCTGGCAAAACTGATGAAATTATTCCCAAGGTATTAAAAGAAGGCGGAGAAGTGGTGAAAGCCAAAGTTAAATCAAACCTTCAGTCGGTTATAGGGAAAGATACGAAGGAACCTTCTAGATCCACTGGAGAGCTGGCAGATGCCTTAGGTGTATCACCAGCAGGAGTTGACAATAAGGGTAATTATAACGTAAAGGTAGGTTTTGACGAGCCCAGAAAAGATGGAGAATCTAATGCAAAACTAGCCAACATCATAGAGTACGGCAAATCCGGACAACCGGCTAAGCCTTTTTTAAAACCGGCAAAAACAGCCAGTAGAAAAGCCTGTATTGAAACAATGAAAAGGAAGCTGGATGAAGAGATAAATAAAATCTAAAAAGAAGGAGGGCTAATGGAATGCATCAAAGTATTTTGAAAGATATAAGTGAGGTCCTTGAACCTTTGGGAATTCCTATAGAAACCGGTGTCTTTAGCAATAAACCACCGGATGAGTATATAGTATTGATTCCTATGAGTGATATCTTCGAACATTATGCTGATGATCTGCCTAGAGCAGAACTGCAGGAAGTTCGTCTCTCCTTATTTTCAAAAGGCAATTATCAAACAAGAAAAAATGAAGTGGTATCGATACTGCTAAGTTCAGACTTTACCATTACTGATAGAAGGTATATAGGGTATGAAGAGGATACCGGTTTTCACCACTTCGCTGTTGATGCGGCGAAAGTTTATGATTTGAGTATTTAATCGAAGGGAGAAATGAAATATGGCAACAATCGGACTGGATGTGCGCCCAGATAGGGCATGATGTTGTTTTGTAGTGTGGGAACTACACCGTAAGATAACGCGGTAAACCACCTGCCTAACCGAAAAGCGAAAGCTGACACGGGAACAGAGCATGGCAGGAAAGCAGTAAGTTGTTTAAGGCAATATAACACGACTGAACTGCAAGGTAAAGTGGATATAAGGTTTAGGTTATATTTACCGAATGTGAGTTTCAAGTATCCGTTCCGATTGGACATAGGAAAGTGCCTGAAACCTATGGCGCAAAGACAAATAAGAGGAGTATCTTGACTCTTATTGTTATCAATAATTTGCGCAACGAGCAGGAGAACCTGTTTTAACGAAACGAAAGCAAAACCGAGAATCCACAATTTCCAACACATCATGCTAACTGGGGATAACCTAAACGGAAACGCCGTAAGGCTATGACCTCTAAGGGTTTGAATATTCCGCAAGGTTACGGAGCGTTCGTAGTAGTCAGGGGCGGTAACGCCGTCATAAAGGCGAAGGGACGCAGTTGTTCTGTACTAAAATGAAAATTGATTAGGGAGGAAAACCTCAAAATGAAACCAACAATGGAAATTTTAGCAAGCATTAAGGAAAATTCATCGAAAAACAGTGAAGAAGTCTTTACAAGGCTTTATCGCTACCTCTTGCGTCAAGATATTTGGTATGAGGCGTACAAGAATTTGTATGCTAACAGCGGAGCGGCAACAAATGGCGTTGATAACGACACCGCAGACGGGTTCAGCAAGGAAAAGATAGATAAAATTATCGCTTCCCTTGCTGATGGAACCTATAAGCCGAAGCCCGCAAGGCGAACCTATATCAAAAAAGCAAACGGCAAAATGCGACCACTCGGGATACCAACTTTCACGGACAAACTCGTCCAAGAAGTTTTAAGAATGGTCATGGAAGCAGTGTATGAACCAGTATTTCTAAATTGCTCTCATGGTTTTCGCCTGAAAAGAAGTTGCCACACGGCTCTCTCAACTCTCAAAAAGGAGTTTACAGGGGCTAAGTGGTTTGTTGAGGGAGATATTAAAGGTTGTTTCGATAATATTGACCACGCCGTATTGGTAGGGTTTATCAACCAGAAAATCAAAGACGCAAGGCTGATTAAGCTGATTTACAGATTCTTAAAAGCGGGCTTTGTGGAAAACTGGCAGTATAACAACACTTATAGCGGTACGCCGCAGGGCGGAATTATTTCGCCATTACTCGCCAATATCTACTTGCACGAACTGGATAAGTTTGTGATGACGCTGAAATCAGAATTTGACAAGCCCAATGAAACTGTAAGGACAAAGGAGTATAATCGTTTGTTCACACAGAGGGTCAAACTGAAAAAGCTGATTGATTGTGCGGACGGGGAAGAAAAGCAGGACTTGCTCAAACAATATAAACAAGTGAGAGCAGAAATGATGAGAACCCCATATACTCCGCAGGACGACAAGAAAATCAAATATATTCGTTATGCTGACGATTTTCTAATCGCCGTTAAGGGAAACCGTGAGGATTGTGTGGAAATCAAGAGAAAACTGGCTGAGTTTATCAGCGGAACGCTGAAAATGGAACTCAGCGATGAAAAAACTCTTATTACACACAGTTCAGAAAAAGCGCGTTTTCTCGGCTATGATGTTAGTATCCGCAGGAATAGTTCGATTAAACCCCATGGAAAAGGGCGACCCACACAAAGAACGCTTAACAACAAAGTGGAATTGCTCATACCCAAGGATAAAATCAGCAAGTTTCTGTTTTCAAAAGGCATTGTTAGGCAAAAGAAATGCGATGAGATGTTTCCGATTAGCAGAGTGCCACTCAGGAACTCCACCGATTTGGAAATCATCACCATTTTTAATGCCGAACTACGTGGTATATGCAACTATTATTCCTTAGCAAGTAATTTTAGCGACTTAAATTACTTTAACTATTTAATGGAATATAGTTGTCTGAAAACGCTGGCAACAAAGCACAAAACCCGCATTACGAAGATTAAGGAAAAGTTTAAGGACGGTAAAGGTTCGTGGGCTATTCCTTATGAAACAAAAGCAGGTAAGAAACTTATGTATTTCGCAAAATACACCAATTGCAAGGGTGCAAATGCAACTGATACCGTAACAAAAGCAGCAGTTACAATTGGTTATAACAGAAACACTTTTGATAAACGGTTAAATGCGGATATATGTGAATTGTGCGGTAAAACAGGCGCAGGGAAATATGAAATTCACCATATTCACAAAGTAAAAGACCTTAAAGGTAAGGAGCTTTGGGAACGTGCTATGATTTCAAAGAAAAGAAAAACGCTTGTTGTTTGCCATCAGTGCCACCAAAATATTCACCACCCAAAATGATGAGTTTTCTAAAATTGAAGAACAATGGAGAGCCGTGTACTTCGAGAGGGGTAAGCGCGGTTCGGAGAGAGGACTGGACAAACCTGCCATCGAAAGACGGTAAGGCGGTTCTTTCCTACTCTACAGTCTATACTATGCAACTATAACAGAAGATTCAAGTGGAAATGAAACCTACGCTGCACCTAAGGTTTTAGCAAAGGCTATGACTGCAGAACTTAGCATTGAACTTATTGAAGCGATTCTCTATGCAGATGATGGAGCATCAGAGGTAGTTAAGGAATTTAAGAGTGGATCATTGACCTTGGGAATAGATGATATAGGTTCACTGGTAGCACAGGATTTGACAGGATGTAAGATAGACAGCAATAACGTAATCGTATCAAGAAGTGAGGATGGAGGTAATCCTGTAGCCATAGGGTTTCGTGCAAAGAAAGCTAATGGAAAGTATCGCTACTTTTGGCTTTACAGGGTTATATTCAATGTTCCATCAACTAGCCTTGCCACCAAGGGAGACTCTATTACATTCAGCAGTCCCACCATAGAGGGAATGGTATTTAGAAGAAATAAAATAGATGGAGAAAACAAGCACCCTTGGAAGGCAGAGGTTACTGAAGGGGATAACGGTGTAGCAGCTTCAATAATTACCGGATGGTTTGGTAATGTTTATGAACCGGACTTCACACCAATAACACCGGCTATAACTATTACTACTCAACCTGAAACTTTAACAGAAGTTACATACGGGAGCATTACAGGAAGTCTTTCTGTAGTTGCTGAGTCAAACACCAGCGATCCTATTACTTATCAGTGGTATGAGAATACAATAGATAGTGCATCTGGCGGAACAGTAATTACTGGTGAAATATCTGCAAGTTTTGATATTCCAATAGACTTAACTGTAGGAAGTTATTATTACTACTGTGTTCTTAGTTTATCTGGAGCCAGTGACGTAACAACTAATGTAGCTACAGTAACGGTATCATAATGGAGGTAAATAAATGTCAGATGATAATATAAAGATAGATGATGTATCGGAAGAAAGAAGCTCTATTATAAAAATAGGAGATAAGGAATACAAACTGATCCTAACCACCAGGGCTACAAAGGAAATATCAAAAAGATATGGGGGTCTTGAAAAACTAGGTGACAAGCTGATGAAAACTGAAAACTTTGAACTGGCCCTAGATGAAATCATATGGCTTATAACCCTGCTGGCAAATCAATCTATTCTAATTCATAACATAAAAAACAAGGATGATAAAAAAGATTTGTTAAAGGAAGAAGAAGTTGAAGTTCTTACTACACCTTTTGATTTGGCAAACTACAAGAATGCTATAATGGCAAGTATGATGAAGGGAACTAGAAGAGAAGTGATAAGTGAAGACTCAAAAAACCAAGTAGTCGGGTAAGTGATGATGAATTATTTACCCGACTTATTTATTACGGAACAGTACACTTAAACAGAAAAGAAGATGAGGTGTGGCTTATGCCTATTGGATATATTATGGACCTTTGGGAATGCCATAAGCAGTTTATTGGTATCTCAAAACCGAGAAGGGAATATTTTATTGATGATTTAGTTCCATATGGAATTTAATTTGATTGCAAATCAATCCCCATACTGTTAGAATTAGTTTGAATATATTTGTCGGTCATTTACCATAAATTACTATAGTGGGGGATTATGATGGAAAAAGTGAAGGATAAGGCAATAATCGATAAAGTGGTAGAGTATTTAATAGAAAACAATATTGATTTTGAGAATCATGACTTGATAAGAAATATAAAGGCAAGAAAAGAAGGTAAAATATTTAGCTTTGAGGACAATATAAAAGCTTTAATTTATGCTTTTCTCGGTAATCAGAGGAAGTGGAAAGATGTAGCACCCCAGTTAAGAAACATTGATAAGTTATTTTTTCAATATGATAAAAACAAGATACTATCTACTCCTGCAGAATATTTCTACGATGGAATATTTGAATTAAGGTGTGGAAACGTGTCAACAAAAAAGCAGATGGAGTCATTATCTTATGATATTCATATTCTTGAGAAGATAGAAAAAGATTATGGAAGTCTTGATAATTTTTATGAAGAGTATCCAGCTGACAAGATAGCAAAGATTATATCAAAAGGTAAATATAAATTAAAGTATATCGGTTATGCTCTTGCTTGGGAGTTCTTAAGACATGTAGGAATAGATGGAGCAAAGCCTGACCTTCATATGAGGAGAATATTGGGCGATGATAGATTAGGATATTCCAACTCTAGTATAGCATCCGAGATAGAAGTAATAAAAATATTTGATACTATTGCCAAGAATACAGGATATCTGAAATCTTATCTCGACATTGTTTTATGGAGCTACTGCGCTGATGGATATGGTGAAATATGCACAGCAAATCCAAAATGCGACAGATGTGTTATAAGAGATTTTTGTAACTACCCTAGTAAACCTTGTGTAAATATTGAAGAAATCAAAGATAAATTATTAAAAGATGATGAATTCAAGGTAGAGTACAATAAGCTTAAGCCTAAATACGAGACTATTTCTTGAATTATGGAATCAAGAAAATAAAGAGTAATTGTGTGATTTGACAATTGTGCTAAATCTAAAAATGTTTTTAGCATGAAAGACAAATATAATTTTAAATGTAACTTTTTAGACTTTCTATGTAACAATAGTGATGTTACATTATAAATAGATAATGTTATATTACAAGCACTTCAAAAAAGAGATGAGTTTATATGTCTGATAATTTTGAACTGAAAATAGTTGTTGAAGTAGAAAAAGAATTTTAAAATGTCTTAAGAGAGATTAAAGAGAGTTTTCAAATGCGTTAATTTTTTTAAAGATCAATTCTTCAATAACTAATTCTATCAAGAATGTCGGTAATAATGTCGGTAAGAACGCCGGTAAGAATGCCGGTAAGAATTCGGGTAAGAACGCGGGTAATAATTTTGAAATTAATAATATATTTATATATTACAGACACTTCAAAAGAGGTGTCTTTTTTCATGCCTTAAATGAGGAGGTGATGATATATGTCTGATAATTTTGGTTTAAAGATTGGTCTTGAAGGTGAGAAGGAATTCAAGAATGCCTTGAGAGAAATAAACAGAGATTTTAAGGTTTTAGGCTCGGAAATGAAACTGGTAACATCTCAGTTTGACAAACAGGACAAGTCTATCCAAGCTGTGACTGCCAGAAATGAAGTGTTGAATAAAGAGATAGATGCCCAGAAGAACAAGATTAAAACTTTAGAATCAGCACTAAAGAATGCTTCTGATTCCTTTGGAGAAAATGACAAGAGAACTAAAGCCTGGAGGACACAATTAAACTATGCAAATGCTGACCTTAACAAAATGGAAAGAGAACTGGACGAATCGGCTAAGGAAGCTAAGGATCTAGGAGAAAATCTAGAGAAATCTGGAAAAGCTGCTGAAGATGCAGGAAGCAAGTTTGAGAATATGGGCGGCATTCTAAAAGGCATGGGTCTTGCCATGGGTTCTGTTGCTTTAGCAGCAGGAGCAGCTGCAGTTAAAATAGGCAAGGAAGTAGTTCAGCAGTTCGGGGAGCTTGAGCAGAACTTAGGCGGCTCTGAAGCAGTATTCGGTGAGTATGCAGATTCCATTCAAAAGACTGGAGAAGAAGCATATAAAAATCTGGGAGTTTCTCAAAGTCAGTATCTTGCTACAGCAAATAAAATGGGTGCCCTATTTCAAGGTTCTGGAGTTGACCAGGAAAAAAGTCTTGAACTTACAGAAAAAGCTATGCAAAGGGCAGCTGATATGGCTTCTGTTATGGGGATTGACATGCAGATGGCCCTCGATTCCGTAGCAGGAGCAGCTAAAGGTAACTTTACAATGATGGATAATCTGGGAGTTGCTATGAATGCCACTAGTGTTGAAGCCTATGCCTTAGCTAAGGGTCTGGACTTTACATGGGCAAGTGCTACACAAGCTGAGAAAGCCCAAGTTGCTATGCAGATGTTCTTTGAAAACACTGAGCAGTATGCCGGAAACTTTGCCAAGGAATCTACTCAAACAGTTACTGGTTCCATAGGGCTTTTGCAAGCAGCTCTTGGATCTTTTACAGCTGGCCTTGGAAATGCAGATGCTGATATGACTAATCTAACTGAAAATCTAGTAGACGCCTTTCAGTCGGTAGTAGAAAATATAGTGCCTATCATTGAAAATATAGTGGTTGCTCTACCTCCGGCAATGGATGGAATTATATTAGCTATTGGAGAACTGTTACCTCTTTTATTAACTACAGTAACTGATTTATTCAGTCAGGTACTAGGAACATTACTTAGCTTACTTCCCGAACTTATCCCTGCAGGAGTAGAAGCAGTAATGACTATTATACAGACACTAATAGATAACCTGCCCCTATTAATAGAAGCAGCAATAATGTTAGTTAAAGCTTTAAGTGAAGGAATAGGGTTATCGCTACCGGAACTTGTACCTTCAATGGTAGAAGCGGTTATATTAATAGTTGAAACTTTAATTAACAACTTAGACCTTGTCCTTGATGCAGCCTTTCAGATTATAAACGGACTGACCCAGGGACTTTTAAACTCACTGCCTACTTTAATAGAAGCACTTCCTCAGATCATAAACAGTATAATACTATTTATAACAAACAATCTTCCGACCATAATTAACATGGGAGTTCAGATAACTCTTCAGTTAGCTTCAGGACTAATCAGTGCAATACCTCAACTTGTAGCTCAGCTTCCACAGATAATTACATCAATAGTCGGCGGATTTACAAAAGGCATTCCTTCTGTGAAAGATGTAGGAAAAAACATATCCAAAGGCTTATGGGAAGGCATATCTTCTATGATTGGATGGCTTAAAGGAAAGGTAGACAACATGGTAGGTGGAATTGTAAATGGTGTAAAAAACGTGCTGGGAATTAATTCTCCTTCCAAAGTATTTGCAGGTATAGGTGCCAACATGAGTGAAGGCATAGGTGAAGGATTTACCAAATCCATGAAGGATGTTGAAAACCAGATGAGCAGGACCATACCTACATCATTTAACATAGACGCTAATTTAGGCAGAAATGATTTAGTAAAAGGAACCGGCACACAAAACTACTTTAATATAGCAAATATGACAGTAAGAAAAGACAGCGACATAAAAAACATAGCAAGAGAGCTGTATCTCCTGCAAAGAAGAAATGAAAGAGGGGTTGCACTTACATGATAGGTTTTACATATAGAGGAAAACATTCAAGAGAATTTGAAGGACTAATAGTAAAGACTGACAATAATCAGTTGATACCATCAAAGAGATTTGAAAGAATGACTGTTCCCGGAAGAAACGGTCAGTATATATTTGAAGATGGATATAACAATAAAACACTGGAGTTTGACTGCAGCTTAATAAAAAGAACAATCCAAAGCAGAAGACAAAGAGCAAGGGAAATAGCCTTCTGGCTTTCTGGAACAGGAGATCTCATCCTTGACGGTGAAAGTGACAAGACATACAGGGTGGTAAGAACAGTAAGTGGTATAGATCTGTCACTAAATCAGGTTGTAGAAAACTTTAAGGTTGTATTTGAAACCGAACCTTTTCAGCTTGGAACCTTTAAAAGCATTAGTGTAGATAATCCTACAAGTATAACATTAATAAATGATGGAACAGAAGAAGCAGAAACAATAATATCAGTTACTGGAACGGGAGATATTTTTTTAACATTAGATGATAAGATTCTAAATCTAACTGGATTAACAGAAAAGATTACCTTAGATAGTAAAAGATATTTAGTTTACAACGATTTAAAGGAAAACAAGTTGGATATTCACTCTGGAGATTTTATTAAAATACCTCCGGGAAGCTCTGAACTTTTAATAACCGGTACAGTTTCTAATGTCCTAATAGAATACTACGACACATATATCTAGGGAGGTGAAAAGTTTTGATAACTCTTTTTAATAGAAGTACAAATGAAAAGACGGCCTACCTTGATGATGTGATAATAGAAGACAGCATACAGATTACAAGAAAGATCAACGGAGAATTTACTCTAAGTTTTGAACTTCTGGAAGATGATCTTAAAAGCATTTATCTGGAATCAGAAGGATATATTCTTTGCGACGGATACTACTTCGACATTAAATACATTGAAAAGGAACATTCAGATACTCTAACCTACCGAATTGAATGCGAGCATGTAAGCTACAGGCTTATAGAAAACGAAGTAGAATACTATACTTTTGACGGAGCTCCTTCTCAGATACTTGCAGACATATTATCTGGTACAGAATTTTCTGCAGGTGTAATTGACAGGACAGATATAATAACCTTTGCAGTTTACGAGGAAACTAACAAGCTGGGGTTGGTTCAAAAGCTGGCAAACTTATTAGAGTTAGAAGTTGATTATGATGGATTTACAATCTCTCTTAAAAACACTATTGGAGAAAACAAAGGTTTTGCGACGATATTTGGTAAGAACTTAAAGGGAATTAAAAAGATTATAGACAGAAGAAGCAACCTGACATATTACGATATTGATTTGCTTGAACTTAAAAACCATCCAGAATATTCAGAGTTAAAAGACTTAGAAACAGTTGGAGTGGGAGACACCATCAGAATAATTGATAAGGCTATAAATATTGATATACAAAACAAGGTGGTGAAAAGGTCCTATAATCCAGTAAGAGCTATAAACTCAAAACTAGAAATCGCAAACAGCATTGAACTTCTAACAGACAAGGTTACTAAGATTCAAAGAGATACACTGGCAAAAGGAAAGACTTACCATGGAATAAGGATAAGTCCTGATACAGGATTTGAAAGCATAAGAAATGACAAAATGGCGAGAGGTATATTTAATTCAGATACTTTTGCCTTGCAGTCTGGAGATGGTTCTGGAGAAAACTGGATAAACAAATTGTACTTTGATCCTATAGAAGGTAAATACATCTTTGACGGAGTATTGTCTGCAGGAATGATTGAAGCACTGGAAGCAGAATTTGATGTAACGGTTTCAAATACAGTAATAACTGAAGCACTTTATGCAGAAAATGGTGCTATTGCAAAACTAACCGTAGACATGGTGGAAACATCAAATAAAGTCGATAGATATTTAAATAGCGATACAAGTGACATGTCATTCAAAAGAATCTACGAGCAGTATGATGATTGTATTACTGCATCTGTAAAGCTTGATGAATATGGCAATCCCTTATCTGAACAATTATTAACTAGAGATAACAATCCAGTTTATTGGACTGATGAAACCAACACTATAACTACACTAAAAGAAACAGATTACCCGGTAATGATTTATCAATATGATGAAACTGTAAAAATGAGCCTGTTTTTTGATTTTGATATAAATACAGGAGCAGCTACTCCAAAGATTAGACTAGGTGCCGGGGATGGAGTTTATGATAATAGCGGAAAAAGCTATCTGTTTAAGGATACAAATGGTTTAAAAATTCAATACTTTAAGCAGAACACAGGTGATTTAATTGAAATAGGGCTAACTGATGATGGGTTGTATTTTTATCCCTATGCTAATGGAATTACTTTGGAAGACTTAAATATATATGACAATGGATTTAAAGTTAAATGGAAAGGCACAGATGTTAAAACTTATTTAACTGATTTTGATGTGAATGGATATATCTCTTTAATAACTGAGGTTGATACAGGACAGGAAATTCCAGTAACAGTACATTCAGGTAATCTACCATAAAGGGGTGATTAAATGTCGAGTCAAGATTTCAATAATGGTTTTATAACAGGTTTAGCTATGAAAGGTATACCTTATGGAGTAGCCCAATCTTGGCAGCCTGAAAGTATAAGCAATGATGATACGGAGTCAATTACCATAGACTTTGGGAGACATATTCCAGAGGTTGAAATAGAAAGCTATATAGATGCTTTGTATTTTACCGCTACCTATATACAAGATCAATATTTAATCGAGATATTAGGGTGGGAGAGAATTAATGATACTACAATAAAATTTTTAACAACCAATTATTTCTCTTGTAATGGAGTAGTAAATATAATGTACAATACCAAGCAAGGTGATTTAGATGCTCTACCCAGTTTTGTTGTGAATTACTATCCTCATGGAGTACCTATGATATTATATAGAAAATTTGGAGTTAATTATGAAATAAGTTTAATAAGCTCGGTAGGGTTATCTTATAATATGATACATCAAATTAATAATAGTTTGATAACTCCTATATTAAATCCACTATCTGAAACTTTTCCTGAAGATTTAAGTATATTAACAACAGGATTAGATTATGGAATTATAGAAGGAACTATACAAACAACATTTGAATAAGGAGTAATAAAATGAAAGGTATTACAAGATTACAATTAATAGATGCCAATACAAATAAAATTGAAAAAGAAATAGTAGAAGAAAACTATTTAACTAAAGTAATAGATATAATTCATAAAAAATATTGTGAATATCCTGCTTTTAATTTGGGACAGGCCATTTCGATTCCTTTTTCTGAATTAGCTCAAGGAATATTATTATTTGCTAATAATAAACCCGTAGATGGAAATGAATGTATTACCACAGAAGTTAATGATGAGTTAATTGGATATGCATATGATTTATATTCTGGAGTTGATGTAAAAAGAGGGTCTCTAAATGAATTAGAAAGTGGAGATTTATATGATGGGGATAGAATATCAGGATACAGAAAAGTATGGGACTTTGGAACTAATGTAGCTGTAGGGGATATATATGCATTATCCTTAACACAAGATGTATCAGGCTCAGTGGATCTACCCTCTATACCAACTTTAGATACATATTATAGTAAAAACTTTAAATATAGCGAGAATTACTCTAGAAAATTATCTGATATATCCGATAACTATATGTTATTATATGAAGCTCTAGGAACTAGTAGTAATTTTAATTTTGATAATTTTTGGATTGTTCCATTTTATAAAGGCAAAGTTTTATATGATAGAAGTCCAAAAGCATTTTCAGGAGATATAAAATTTGATACTGATAGCGGGAATAGAAAAACTATTACTATTAGTGAAGCTGGTCCTTTAAATTATACTAGAGCAGGACATCCTTGCATAGACAATACTTATTTTTATGTATTATATTATCAAACTGGAGTAGGATTTAAAATACATAAATACGATATAGAAACAGATTCATTTATAGAAGAGTTAACTTTTAATATTGCTTATACAGCTACTCCTACCAAGTGGAAAATCTCTTCGGATAAAATAGTGTGGGCTAATGGAAATGACGTTTATTGGACTTACCGAAATACAGTATCAGAACATGCTATTATGGATTGTGGAAGCAATATCACAGGATTTAATTTTTCAAAGAAATATCCTAACAGCATATTTTGTATGACAACTAGAATGGATGATATTTATGTTACTTCATCTAATAGAGATACTAGATATGAAACATATTATGTAGATTTAATTGAGGAGAAAGTCTGGAATAGAGTATATCTTCAAGATACTGGAGATTATAATTATCTACAAGGTACTGGAACGACATTATATTCTAGTGGAGTATATGTAGATGAACCTTTTTATCTTGTAAGCTATCATAGAGGTTATGCTCCAAGTTATCCTACTTATCATTCTATAGGTATTTTTACATGTCTGCCTTTTAGATTTTTATCTACAATTAATAACTTAGGTTCTCCTTTAACCAAAGGTGCATCTCAAATACTAAAAGTGATTTATGACATAGTGTGGTAATTATGAATTATGATTACTATTTTAATCTATATATGAATAATATAAAGAATATAGTATTAACAAAAGAGTATGATTTTTTACCTGTAAATGAGCTAGAAGTTAATAACGGAATGATAAAAAACTATAATACAGAAAAGTATAAAGATAATAGAAGGGGATTATTATCTTTTTTTAGTTACAATAATTTAGGAAAAGATATTATTAATAGAGGAATGTATGCTCCAATATACGTTAATAGAGATAATTTAATATTAGAAGGAAATCATAGAGTAGAGGGACTGAAAAGAATAGGAGCCAATATAAATTTATTATGTATTTATAATCCCAATAATCTATATCATCTAAATAAAGGAATTTTAACATATAAATTAAATAAGGCAAAAGATGATATAGAAAGTTTGCTTATTGGAGAATTAGGTGAAATTATTAAATATACAGTAGATATAGATGTATATCTATTGACGGAGTTAAGGTTAAAAATGGGTAACTTACCTCCAGCTTCAAAATTTTTTACTAATAAAGAAATATTTAAAAGAGAGATGGCTGAATATGAGAGAACTAAGACTAGTAGAAATTGAGCTTTTCAACTATTGCAATAGAAAGTGCAAATGGTGTCCAAATAGTTTTATTGATAGAAAAAGTAATTTTAAAGAGATAGAAAATGACATATTACATAGTTTAATTAAAGAGCTAAAACAATGTAAATATAATGGTCCTATAACTTTCTCTAGATATAATGAACCTTTATCAAGACCTCAAATATTAAATAAGAGGATTAAACAAATAAAAGGTTATCTACTTAAAAATAAGATAATAACAAATATAGGTAATTGTTAAATAAAAATTGAAATACTGTGGATAACTATTTAAGAAAAGAAGAAGAAAGTGGAAAAAAAGTCAAAAAAAGAACAACTCAAAT